TTTCGCATTCGAATGATTTCTAGACATACCGGGTATAATTCCTATATTCCTGGTACGTATAGCTTAGAAGTTGCTAAAACTTTTATAAAAAGACAATTATCATATAGTGAAAATTCTGAAGTTAGAGATATGGATTTTATAATAGAACCATATCCTCCTAAAGAAGCAGGATTTAATAAAGCACCTGCCGGATCACATTAGAAAAACGAATTTAATTATTCGGTTCTTTTTTAAATCAAAAAATGTCCAAACAATTATTCAATCGCAAAGATATTATTGGAGGTATACACGGAACTCATCATGTGTATTGGGTACCTCTAGAGTTATTTAACGTATTACCTATTAAACGTTGGAAACATAATCGTCCAGCTGATGAAGATCGTGTTAAAGAAATTCATGAACATATGAAAGTAACCGGTCGCATGGATGGAATTATTTATTTAGCCTGTATCAACGATGAATTGGTTTGCTACGAGTCAAATCATCGTCGTGAAGCTTTAAAAGGCCTTACAAATTTAGCTACGGTATTAGTGGATGTTCTTTGGGATACAACTCACGATGTTGTAAAAGAAGAATTTCTACGCATAAACAAAGCGGTTTCGGTTCCGGAACTGTATTTAGAACAAGAACCTAACTTGAATTTGTACGATGGATTAAAAGAAGCAGTGGATGCATTTTGCGAAAACTATAAGAAATTGAAATCACCTTCAAATCATCCGCAACGTCCAAACTTTAATCGCGATACGATATTCGACGAGTTCTATCGAGTTATGAAGGAAAACAACATAACGGTAGATGAACTTTCGAAACGTTTAATGAACCTAAATAGCGAAATGGCAAAACGTGATAAATCAAAATTAAGTAAACGTGTAATTGAAAAATGTCAGGAAACCAACTTATGGTTATTTGCTTGGAGTTCTAAATTAAACGCAAAAGAACTAGTCGAATAATAATTCTACCGGATCAGGAAATACATCAAATGCTTTGATGATTTTTTCAAACGTTCCTGCCGGAACAAACAGTTGTCGTTCATAAATATCACAAAGAATTTCTTTTGAATTTTGAGAATGTGTATTTGGATAAGATACGTTTGGACTACTCATTTGCTGGTTTCTCATTTGTTCAGCAGTATACGGTGCATTTCCAGGACCTATTGCAAAGTTTTTATGTACCGTCATATGTCTAGGATTAAACGAACGAACAATTATCTTATTAATATCCTTATCGTGTATCATAATAGTTCCATTTGGATTATTCATAGGAGCCCATAACGTCACTTCAACTTCACAACTGGTTGGATAACCTGAAATACTATACTGTGCTAAAAATGTGATCCTCATTTAATATATAAGGTATTTCAATCTTTAAAACGAATTTAATTATTCGGTTCTTTTTTAAATCAAAAAATGACTACTTATTCTCGTGATTACTTACGTTCTCTCCCAGAACAGCATCGTCGAGAGATGATAAACAATGAAATTGCATTTTATCATCCACATATAACAAGTGCTGCTAGATCCGGAAAATTAGAATATAAAATTGATCTTACCGAATATTTAAGACGAATGAACAAATCGTCTAATCAATATCCTCCTCCGTATCGACCAACTATTGAAGATATCGTAGAAGGATTAAAAAATTGTTACCAAGATTGTAAAGTAGAATATATTGAAGACTGGATTGAAACTAAACCAGGTGTTAAAGAACAAAAAAAAGTTATATTAGTAGATTGGTCTTAGAAACATAGTCATAATTTAAAAGCTTAACGCTTTTTAAATTAAAATGCCAACAAATACGGATATTGTAAAAGCTTTAATGAGATATACTGATGGAAAAACTAGTATACTTCAAAAACAAATTGATGAATTAAAACAAGAAATCATTGACTTGAAAAACGAACAATATGATGAAGATTTATATGAAATATTGAGAATTGAAAGAAATGCGATTGCAAAAGAAAATGGTATATCGCCATTCTGTATTTTTAATAATGAAATTCTCAAAGAACTTTCTTGTAAACAACCGATCAATAGAGAAGAATTGATAAAGATTAAAGGGATTAAAGATAAAAGAGCTGAAAAGTATGGGGATAGATTTATTCAACTTATAACCAATTATCAAAAAGAATGCAAAGAAGAATTGGTTTAAAACGAATTTGACTTTATATTAAACTAACGCTTTTTAAATAAAAAATGGTAACTCATTGGATTGTACGAATTGGTAATGCAACCAATTTCAAAGCCTCTATGGATAAGAAAGTTTGGGGAATTATTGGTTCACATTCATCGTCTAAACATTTCATGAAACACGCTGAAGAAGGAGACGTACTATGGTTTCTTACAAATTATAAAGTTGGTAAGAAATTTATAGGATTAGCTACATTCAAGTCTCATCGCATGCGAGAAATTGGACCACTTATTTCGTTAACACCTACCAACGAAGAATTGGGTTGGGACGATAAAAATGCCGATGTAGAAATACATTATGATGATTTATTCTGGGTTGAAGATTTGAACATGACCGGAACATATAGTTTTCAATTCAACGTCATAAAAACAACCTCTGTAAAATCAGATTATGATTTTGCAACGGAATACGCGAATATTACCAAATACTATAAAGTAAAAAAACTTTAAAACAAATTTAGTAATTCAATTTACTGGATTTTTAAATTAGTTTAAAATATTCTAATCATAATATTTGTTATGAATATTTCTTTCAAAATGGTACCCCCATCGTCCCAGTGGAACAGGAATATGTCGCATTCTCTGAAATATTGATTGTATAATGATTTGAATTATTGTCATTTTAGTTTACTAAATCTATTGGCAATACCCTAAAATCCATTTTAAACACTACTAATAAATTCCCATTGCAAGTATGTGCAAATTTTCTTCCAGATGAAATCGTGAGCAATTAAACGGTCACGACTTTTTAACAAAGGAAAGTATATTCGGTATTCGTCTAACTCTAGGAGTTCGAAGAATTTGTATAAGATGTATGAATAAGATAGAAAGTTAGTGCGATCGTCAGGACAGTATAGCAAAAAGGGCGCCTGTATTTCTTGAAACATTGCTCGTATTTTTTCTTCGATTTCGGGTGTAATAGTGGGTGGGGGATTTCCGTTAAGTCGAGACAGAATGTGCGTGGCATGTTCGTAGTATTTACTACGGTTGATCTTTTTAAGTATCTCGCGTATATCCTTTTCGGTCATTTCCGCAATATTCATAATTCGGCGTTTCTTGACTTCACAAATTACTTCGTTCATAACTTCATCCGGAATGATCGTGCTTTCTTTTGCTTGAAATTGGTTTAAAATTTCATTCAAATGATTGATTTTCTTATACGCATAATTATTACGTTCTTTAGGTGGATCACGAAACGAAGGAAAATCACTCACGACCATCATGTATTCTTCTGAACCGCACTGCGGACAAATTAAAATCCCTTCTTCACTGTTTTCTTCACGAGCTACATTACATACTTCGCAATGCTCAGATACAACATCTTTGCTTTCGTATCCTTCATTACCAGTATTCAATTTCATGCGTGAAGTGTATTCTTCGTACAAAAACTTCTTCGAATGATTAGGAATATCCGTAGTTACTTGGGATTGGTTCAAGTACTTTAAAAAAGTGTTTTGATCAGCAATATTGGTAGTTACAACTTGAGTTCTTTCGTTGGTACCGTAATATTTCAACATAATATCGGCATTTTTTAAGTAATAATTCTTTAACGGATTTTGTTCTTCGATTTTATCGTGAAGTTCTTTGACTTGTTCTTTTAATTTTGAACATTTTAAAATATCGTCCAAATCATTGGAGTTTTCAATTTTTCGTATCTCTTCTCTTAGATTTTCCAAGTCATTTTTAAGTGTCTCCAGGTTGGAAGAATGTTGTCGAATATTTGAAACCATATTCTGGTGAATAGAATCTAATGTTCCACTCACAATATCGACATTCTTGCTACGTGAAGTTTCACGACCTTTTTTAATACGAAAAACTGTATCCATTTATAAAGTTTTCTTCATTTGCTTGAAAATGCTAAAAGGAGGATGCCAATTACGGCTACCGCGGTAGGCAGCATAGACATAGTAACTGGATTGGTAAATTTTTCAGTAGATTTAATACATCTAGCAACATCTACAGCCGTACATGATCGCTTATCAAAGTCGGGACTTAATGATGGAACTAAAAACCCAAATTCTTTTCCACTTGTAACACCGCATTTATAACATTCGCACGATGGGTTACCTTCTTCGACCATAGCGTTAAATAAATATTTAGGATTTAAGCCTTGTAAATCTCCAGTAATACCTGGTAACAATCCGTTCATATTCGAAGTTAATCCTCCTAAATCTTTCATACTTGCCGGAACAAGACTCTTACCACCGGGAATGTTATTAATGTAATTCGATCTGGGTTGTGAAGAACCGTCTGGTGCTACACATACTCCCCCAGTATTAATGAAATATGCATCACCTAAAGGCGGATCACCCGAAATCATCACTTTCACATAGTGACCAATCCCTTTTAAGTTTGTGAATAATTGACCAAATGAACCGTTACCGCCAATACCTAAAGTTCCGGGTCCACTAACTCGATCTGCGTAACTATAGTTAGGTCCCATAATACCTGGATCATTTTCATCATTTTTCACTTTGTTCCATATAGAATTTTTACCAAGATCCATTATTATTCTTATGCGTGATTTTTGATATATTCTTGGACTTGTTTATGGAAGACTTTATTAGATAAGGCACAAGGTCGTTGAGTTAGAGCTGATTTACAAGCTTGAGAATACCCGTACTTAAATTTCAAACAACAATACAACACAGTTAGAAACCCAGACCTATTCATACCGGCTTGGCAATTCACATACACTACATTACAACAATTATCACGCAGAAAGGCGTCCATCGTTTTTTCAAATTCTGGATACCAAGTTGTTATATTCACATTAGTAGAATCAATTGCATGAATACAATTATATCTATTTTTCAAAAGGTCAGGAATGAACGAAGGAACATCTTTTTCACTAGCACAATTGATCACATGTGTAATACCATGTTTTTCAATGAACTTGGGTGTTAAAAAAATACCGGCACCGAAAAGTATATTTGGGTGTAGCTTTGCAGGAGGTTCGTGCATATAACCGGTTCTTCGGGATGGAATAAATGCATCCATTGCCTTTGATACTCATAAAGAGTTTATACTACAAAAGCCACTTCTACATTCCCTGTGAATTTATGAAATAAATTATCCTTTGGAGTGATCTTAAATTTGCGACCAATTTTCTTTTCGATATGTAATTTTGAAATAGAAACTTGACAATCTTCTCTATTGAAAGCACACACTTCAATAGTGGTTTCATGGTGCTTACAAAAATAGTGTTTCTCAAATATTTCTACTCGAAATGAGATAGCTGCATTTGATGGAGTTTTCCATAGTTCAAATGTAGCATCCGCTATATTTCCAAGAGTATCATCGCTAAGGTTATTTAGATCTAAAAGTTTATCATTTTCATAAACTTGAACAAGTAAAGTTTTTGGTGACCAAAACATTTTTATAAAACCATTTTTATTAGCTCACAAATCCATTTTTAAAAGACAGAGCTTAACAGAGTTCCCACAACGTAAGCAATCGCTACAGCCACACCTGCAAGAATACTGGCGCCCATATACGAAGGAACTCCTCCGCTTGTATAGGTGTTAGGAATGTATTGTAAAATTAAAGAACGAGGAGTACTTAAAGAAATTGTTAACGCTCCAAGAAAGAACCCTACATAGATCATCAAATTTTTAACAGCGTATCGCATTTTATTAAATGTATATTCTTGACTAGGACTTGATGTTGCCGTACGACCGATCGTGTTTACCGGTTGAATAAAAGGATCACCTCCACCAGTTACAATTGGTGCAAAAGTTGTCGATTGAGGAAGAGAAGGATTTTGTACCGGTCCGCTGCCTAGTAAATCCGATAAATCAGTTGCTCCGTCAGCCATGTTTATTTGTAAGAGGGCATAAAGTATCTTCCGCACGATACGTATAACATTTACCTCCTTGACGAACTTGTTTACCTTCAATCTTTGAAAGCGGTAAACTTAAAGATTGTTGGTAGTTAAAAGGTTTATGAAACGCTAAGACAACAATACCGAACCCAATAAGAAATGAAAAGAACCCCATCGTTGCGGGATCCTTTAAAAACTTACTCATGTCTATCATTTGTGTTGTGATGCTAAGAAATTAAGAGAGGTAGCACTTGGCATACATTCTACTTCTTCGGCTATCATTTTTACACATCCATGTTCAGTATGAAACGGTTTTTCATTATCAGGAGTAGGTAAGGCGGGAATATTACGAGCCGGGGGAGTAAATACTGAAACCATGAGTAATCCGGTAATTGCTCCTATAAATAACCACTTGAGTGATATCATTTATATAAAATTGATTTTATATTAAATATAAATGGAAGTTAAAGTCATTAAATTCGAACGACATTTAGAAATGCAAAAGGTAGGTGTTACCTTTTCTGTTAAAAAAATCGATACTGGATTTGCATCCACTTTTGGGGCATTGGTGAATATGGTTGGAACGGATGATGAAATGGTAGCCAAAGCTTTAGAAATTATACAGCCGGATATTGTATATTGGTTAACTACTGAAAAGAATGTTGTTGGTAAAACGTTCACTATTTCTATTCCTGAACCTGAACCTCAACCTGAACCTCAACCTGAACCTGAACCCGAAACAGTTACAATTCCAGAATTAAGTAGCACTAACCAAACTAATTCGTAAAAAGGCACTTGACCCTAGGTTACCATTTGCATAAACTTTAATTTTTTGAGTGTTTATTAGATATACTACTGCAGTTCTCGGCGATTCTAAACTATAAGCACCTCCTGTTATATATTCGGTTACGTTCGGTGTTGTTCCTGATGTATACGGAGGATCTCCAGGACCAAATGAAAAAGTACTTGAGTTTGTTTCAGCTTTTCGTACATACATTGCTTGTGTACCTGCATTGTAAGCGAATAACATAATTGAGTAAAATCCAGTTGTATTAATTGTCCACGTATCTCCATCAACAGTAGATGATGTGTAGCTAACGTAAGGTGATGATGTTGGGAAATTTCCCGAACTAACTGTATTAAAGTAACATGCGGTTGTAGTACTGGACCCTCTACCCGGACTATTTGTGTATAAATACTGATTTGCCGGAATCTTACTAAACGTTCCTGAACCTAAATCTAATTTAAAGGCTGGACTAGATGTACCGATACCTACATTACCGGCACCACTTATTCTCATTTGTTCGGTCAGCGTATTTTGACCTGTTTTAAATACCAATCCTACACTTTGACCAAACGAACCTGTATCATCTATTGAACTGATACTTGCACCACGATCTTGCAACATCAACCCATATGAATGATCAAACCGTATTTCTGCTCCTCCTCCAGGATTTACGTTTTGCCCAGAATATAGCACTAATCCGGTAGTAACTGTTGCACTGTCATAATTAGGTCTAATTATTTCAGCTGCACCAATCACATCAAGTTTATAATTTGGAGCCGGATGATTTATCCCGACGTTACCAAGAATAGACACAAATAATTGACTAGCAATATCACTTCCGGAATATGTTCCCATACGAATACCTGTATCGCCAACTGCTTGAATACCAAAAATAGAATTACTCTCACCATTTTGCAATCCTAATACCGGATTACTCGATGAATTACGAATATGTACATCCGTAGTTGCTGCTAAAAGACCAACCCCCAATCGTCTTCCTCCGCTCACGTATGCTCCACCGTTATTAACACGTAAAGCTTCGCTTCCTCCTGTACTAACCAGTACCGTATCTGCACCACCGTATATTCCCGAATTGGTATCCGCTATTTGAATAGAAGGAGTAGACGATGAACCGGCATTACTTATAAATATTTTTCCAGTTGCTTTAGTTAACGATAATGCTCCATCCCCATCAACGGTTGCCGCAATATCGGCATTTGTCTCTATTCCAACGTATCCACTTCCGGCAAATATTTTAGCATTTGCGTCTCTAAAAGTTATACCCGTTTGAGGAACAGTTGTAGTCGATGTATATAGATCAAGTTCATCGGCACTAATGGTTAAAGCTTCAGTATTATTGAATACAAAGCCTCCAAATCCCGATGTTAAATATAATCCACTATTTGGATTACTATCGACGGCGATTGTAGGTAGGTTACTAACCGCGGATGTTTCTGGATCGGTGTATGGTCCTGACCATGCGGGAACAACAATACCGTTAGAGTTCATTTGAAATTTCGTAGCTCCTTGCAATGATGTACCTATAGCCGTACCTGGAAGTCCATACGTAACTAAATTCGAATCTGTAAATTTATAGAAACCGGTACTTGGATCAGTTACATAAGATAATGATGGACCAGTAGCAGTACCATTCACAAGTTGTAAAGCATTCGTATTTGAATCAATTTTTACACCCGAAACACGTAATCTTGAATTTGAAGCACCGGTAGCCGTAATAACATATCCATCAGCAGGTGAATTATCTAACATTAATGCCCCGGTAGCTCCTTGAGGACCGGTTGGACCTGAAGGACCAGTAGCGCCCGAAGGACCTGTAGGTCCACTTGAACCTGTAAATCCGGTTTCTCCTTGGGGACCGGTAGCCCCGGCTATTCCTACTGAATAAGGTAAATTTTCCCAAGGAGTTGAACCATTACCAATCTTCATTTTACCCGTATCTATCTCAACACCTGGTTCACCAGCTAATAACACTACTCCTGCATTGTCAGTCCAATTTTGTGCGGTATCGCGACGAAATTGAAATTTAATAATATTTGTTGTACTCATTTTATTATACAAATTCTTGGATATTATTGTGTTGTACTATAACCACCGTCAAGAATTATGGTGCTGTTATTTGTTGCCCCGTTACCACTGTAGTCGTTAGTAGCTTCGGTTTCGTTATACCCTCCGTCATAAATAGTTATAATAATTTGACCATTCGAAGGGCTACAAATTGTATTTGTCTGTATAGTGTTGGGTTTTGAAGAACATATTTCTTGTATATTCATGTATCTATTTTCTTCAAATCGAGGGTTACATCCTAAAGCCGGTGCTAAAGGGTTCCAATTATTGGCTACATGACCCGGATAATCTACTTTCGTATTTTTAGCAATAACAATTGTTTTTCGCAAATTTGTATAGCACGAAGCCGATCTACTCATTTGTCTTTTCTTCAGCAGGAATTCTTAATTTACGACGTTTTACCGGTTTAGGTTTTTCTTCCGGAGGTGGTTTAAGTTCGTTAAAAATTTGTCGTGCCTGTTCGATAGGCATACCCTGGTACAGGATCTGCAGTTTCAATTTGAGGAGTTTGTCCATAATCTGATATGGGAACATTTCTCACGGCGTTATGCCACAAATTAGGTTCAAAAGGTATCTTTTGTAAATCTTCTGCGGGGGCTGTGCCGTAACTTGAATAAAGAAAATAACCGAATGATCCTACGACAACGATCAGTAAAGTAATATTGAACCACCAAGCAAAAACTGAATCACGGACTTGTTTAACCCACAAAAGATTATTTTCAATCTTTTCTACGTTATCTTTCACCAAATGAAACATCTCTATTTGAATACAATATGGCATCTTTAACTACGATATATAGCGTAACGATCGTTTTAGGAAGTATTTTCGCAATTGGATCTGCTTTTCTGGGTAATTACATTTATCCTATTCAAAGTGGCGGAGCAGGAGAAGTTATTGTTCTAAAGGAAGGACAGGTAGTTGAAAACATTGAACAAACTTCACCGGAAGTTGTTTCAGTAACGAATTAATGTATTCGTTCGTTGCTTCGTGGGTACATATAGATACGTGATCGCAACGTGTAGCTAATAAAAATCTAATAACTTCGTACTGCTCAATAGGTTTCAAATCTTTCATACAAATTGTGATAGGAACATCTTTGTAAATAAGGTGTTCACGAATAATCTCCATTGACTAAAAACGATAAACATCTTTAAGTTGTTTTTCTTGGTTTGCAATATATGAATGTTTTGTTATTGAGTGGGGTAATATAAATTTTACTACTAATAGTTTCTACAAACAAATGATGTTTACCTATAATATTAAATTCGGTTATTCCTTGGTAAATACCATGAGCATGTAATGAACGTTCGTGTTTACGCTGATTATTGTTATAAGTTATAACAAAACATAGACAATATTCGTTCGGTAAAAGATTATTTTCAGTTAATATAATATAATCTTTTTCGATACGTTCAAGTTCAACAGAGTAACTAACGGAATTCATTTAATAATAAAAATAGTTTTCTAACTTATAAATCTATATTTATTATTAATAGCTTTTTGTTTGATAATAGTATCTATGTTTTGATCATAAACATAACCAGTTTGGTCAGTTTTATCGGTAACAAAATAACATTCGGTATTATCGCGATTAGTACCGTAAAAGTTACCTTCGGCAACAATTGTCCAAACAGGTTTATCTTCGAAAACATATCGCAAAGCCATAACGGTATACCATTTACCAATTTGTAAGCTGTTAATATCGACATGAGGGTTACTCATTTTTGAATTTCAATTCTCTTCGATTTAAATATGATTTTCCATTTTAAAAAGAATTTAAGGGTTGAGTAAAAGGGTTTGATTTATACGCATCTAATATAGCGGTTTCGTTACGATTGATGTAGACATCTTGTTGCAGAGGTGCATTGTAGTGGTAAGAACCAATGCTTTCTGTATGCGCATTAATACGTTGAAGAGGAGGATTAATACGGGTAGCGTCCGCTAATACTGTTTCATCTTTCTTCGTTTGTGATCCGTAATTTTCAGCACCCATTGAAAGACCGGTACCTTGTACACCTGCGGGTCCTGGACGTCCTTCAGCCGTTAATTTCATGAATTCTTGGTAAGGTTCCGTAAATGCTCGAATATACGATGCAAATATAGCGTTACCACCTGCACCACCATTGTAAGCTACTGACGTAGAAGTACGTGAAGTTTCTTTCATCGGTTGTTCAGGGTAAATATGCGGAGCCGTTTGTGCACCTACGGCCGTATTCACACGATCCATACCTAATACCGCAAATCGATCCGGTTTGTTTTTATTTACATCGGCTTGGATACCCGGTTGAGTAATTTGGTAAGCCCCAGGAATTACAGGAGGTTGATACGATAATTTAGGTTTAGTTTCTACACGAGTTTCATCGGTAGTTTTAGGAAGAGCATATTCACGTAATTGATCTTGTTGAAATCCTCCTTTACCTAAATTCGTATAACCATCGTTAGCACCCGGCCCAACGCGTACTTGTTCGATAGGGAACACATTGTGCATATGTTGACCAGACACCATACGCGATTGTTCAAACTCAGTTTCTACTTGTTTACCAAAAGGTAACCCTGTAGCCGGTTTCGTATCATAAAATGATTTCACTTCACGTTTTTGAAAATATTCTTTACCTGCACCCGTATGGTTATCTAAAATACCGTTGGTAGCACCCGAGTACATACTTTGGGTAACTTGTGCTCCAAAGTAAGGAACCATATTATTATGACCTTTTGTTTCTTGACTGTGTGTTACATCATCTCTATAAGACTGCGTTTCTCGTGGAATAATCGCGTTATCAAAAGGTTCTTTACGAGCGGGTTGTTGTTGAGCGGCCAACATGTACCCAACTGCCCCAAGTCCTAATAAAAGTCCTAGTTCTATCATTTGTATTTGTTACTTACTTTTTCTTCTCTATTTTAACAGCTTTAGGTTGAACAGGAAAAATAACCGTATCTTGAGGCTTATGAAAAAGCCAATTCAAATTACGATGGGTTTGATCCGCTTCTGAATTTTTTAAAGGTTCTTTCACCGGTGCAAAACTAATTTCATCAACACCCGGTACATATACCTTACGTTTTATAGGATTGTCTAATGAATAATTGTTCATTTATTATACACTGACCAAACATTATTGTTAAATGGCGACACGATCATCTTAGCAATATTTGATTTAAAAGCGGTTACCATTTTATTAAATTCAGTCATATCTTTACCAGGAATAGGTAAGGGGTATTTATTTGTACCAGTATCACCAGGTTTAAGACCATAACAGTTCACACCGTATTTTGTAGCTGGATCAAAGTACCCACCGTTTACCCCCGGACGACCGCAGGCAGTTCGTTTCGAAAGTTCTACTTCTTGTTGCAATTTATCCCAGGTTGCTTTTTGAGTAGGGAATAACGCCATACCACCAGCAGTCCAACCATAACCACACCATTCACCACCACGATTGTAAGTTTCCATAACTTGATCGTAAGTAGCTAATTCAGCTTCATAAGCAGCACATACTGCAGGAGCTTCAGTATAGGTATAATTATTACCCGCTACATAAAAAACTTCTTTATTGGCTACAATTTGTTCACTACTTTGGTTACTATTCGGGGCAGGAGGTGTTTCGAATAAATTAACACTTACTTTATTTTTATCGTCCGTTGTAACTTTAATAACTTTGAAATAAGCTAATCCAAAGAAAACAATTGCACCTAAAATGAGTAATAAAACTAAAGTTGTGAACACTCCTGAATACATAAATAATATAAGGAGTAAGACGATCCCGCCTACGGTTAATCCTATGACTGTAGAATTTGATAGCATTCTGTGTTAATCTTCTAAGCGATAATAAATCAATAATCTCATCTTGTTCGATACTGGAAATTGTTTAGGACCATGATCTGTTACCGTTAGATCATCATAAGTGTGCCAAGATGAACCTGGAGGCATAAACCTTCCGTGCGTTAACCAATGCCCACCGGTATAACACACAATCGCTAACAACGCATATTTTTTACTGTTCAAAACAAGTATACTTGAATAATTTACGGATGAATCCGGTGTAACCATATGAAACACCATCACTTTTGGAAACGAACCAATTAATTGTTGTTTTACGCAACCAGAATGATTACATTTTTCACATTTCCAATCAGGAATATTGTAAGGCGTTACTGTATTTGATATACATTCAGATAAAGGGGTAAATTTACCATTAGAGGATAGGGAGTATTCAGTTACACTATCTTCTTTAATCTGTTTTTCTTTACAATTTGTACATTCAATAATATCAGCAATTTTAAATCGACATAAATGATCTAAAAAAGGTAACTTATCGCAAAGATAATTAAATAGTTCATGCGAATCGCCAATGTTTTGACCAGCGGGCATAGCTTCCGTACGAACGGCTTCGAAGAAATCTTTTAATCCTTCTTTTCCGTTACTTTTATAGATTTTGTATAAACTTTCATCAATTACGTTCGATTTTTCAAACGTATTTGACGAGTATCTTTTCTGTATTTCTGGAAACCTATATATCGCTTGTAAACAAGCGTTTACCCAACAACTTCCTCGATAATTTTGTAGACCGAACATTCTCTTCTGCTTGTGCATCTTTAGAAAAATACATGAAAAAGACAAATGGATGCCAATCAAAATTATATGAGCGAGATTTCTTCAAATAATTACAAGAAAACTCAAAAGAATGATGTTAAAAGTAATTTTAAAAAAGGTGGTAAACGACGAACTCAACGTAAAAAGAAATTAGCGTTGAAACGGAGAAAAATCCGTTAGGTAAGGTTGAGGAGCTCCGCCGGCATTAGGGAATAATTTTTGAAGATCAATGTTATATTCGGGTTCTTTATTCTCGTCTTCGCTTACAGATTTTACTCCAGGTACTAATGGTACATCTGGACCATAAATTTTAGGATAACCTGCTAAATTAACTCGATTATTGACCTCACTTGCGTCTGGTGTTTCTTCTACAGGATTTTCAGCCGCCGGTCCTAAAATAGGTTTTTTAGCAATTTTCTTTTTATTTGTTGGTTGAGTATCATCAACACCATATTGTTTTATAGCGGTTAAGACCTCAGCATTGCTCATAGGTTCACGACGTTTTAGTACCGTAATTAGCACGGCTATAATTAATAGAAAAACAACAAGAAGCATTCTTCTCTTTACTCAAAGCAAAGAAATGCCACGAAAAACTCTCAAAGTTTCGAAACGACACCGACGACGTACTTTACGTAAAATTCCTAAACGCACTAAGAAAGGTGGTGCCGATAGTCAATCTTTAAAAATACCTAGCGAAGGATTTCAAAAAGTGGGAAATCCGGTAAATAGCGACAATGCGTGGTATAAAATTGCCTAAGAAATAGATAATATGTCATTAGTAAGATATACTCCGGGAGGAAACGTTTGTAATTTAGGGACATTGTATAAGAACCCGGGACCTCAAGGGCCTACTGGTGCTACTGGACCCATTGCCGATATACTACCCGCAACGGGTTCAGCTTATCTAGCATCAACTTTATCATTAGATTCAACTACATATCCAAATTCAAGTACCGCTTTAAACGTTGTATCGTTTACATTACCTTCATCAGGTGTATGGCAAATTACGCATTTCTTATGTACATCTTACAGTAACTTAAATCCTGTTGCAACTTCGTATGCTACCGCTGGTATTTTTAATCAAAGTGGGACATTAATTACCAATTCTGAACTCCTTGAACATTCATTTACCGGAACTCCTACCAATTCACTTACTTCTTTAACGGGTACAAGATCAATACTAGTAACCACAACGGGTGCAGCTACGTATAGTCTAAAAGCTTGGTGTACAAATGGGTCGTATGCTATTATTTCCAATGGTACTGGACGAACCGGTGTTGTTTTTCATCAATTAACGCAAGGATATTTAGGTTCTACCGGTCCTACGGGTCCTACCGGTGCAGGGACTACAGGTGCTACCGGCCCTTCAGGAGCTAGAGGAACTACGGGTCCTACGGGTGCTACCGGCATTCAAGGTAATAAAGGAAGTACGGGTTCAACTGGTCCTACCGGTGCGTCTGGACCCCAAGGTCCTACCGGTGTTGTTGGTCCTTCCGGCGCTACGGGACCTTCGGGAACAAACGGTCCTACGGGAACCACCGGTCCTACCGGTGTAGGCTACAGCGCTTTAACAAGTGCTTCGGTAGTTTTAAATGGTACAGGTCCTAAAACCTTCACAGTAAACCGAGATAGCGGATTAAGTGCATTTACAGTCGGTGAACTTGTTCGAGCGTATTACACTGTTACACCTACAACGTACATGGAAGGGTTGATTAGTTCGTATAGTGGAACAACCCTCGTAATAAACAGCATACGATCGTTAGGAGGAGCAGTTAGTGTTGGACCATGGACAATAACTGCTACCGGAGATATGGGTGTATCCGGACCAACTGGACCCCAAGGAAATACCGGAGCTACCGGTCCACAAGGAACTACCGGAGCTACCGGTCCCCAAGGAAATACCGGAGCTACTGGTCCCCAAGGAAATACCGGTCCTCAAGGAGCTAGCGGAAATATAGGTGTAACAGGAGCTACTGGTCCTCAAGGAGTTACTGGACCTCAAGGTGATCCGGGTGGACCCACGGGTGCATCCGGCCCAGCCGGTTCTACGGGTCCTACTGGTCCCCAAGGTAATACAGGAGCTACTGGTCCTATAGGATTGACCGGAAATACTGGTAATACTGGAGCTACGGGATTAACTGGTAATACTGGACCTACGGGACCCACCGGTTTAACTGGATTGACCGGAAATACAGGAGCTACCGGACCAACCGGGTTAACCGGTTTAACGGGTAATACGGGAGCTACGGGACCTACAGGGTTAACGGGTAATACTGGAGCTACGGGACCAACCGGACCTACCGGATTAACGGGTAATACAGGAGCTACGGGACCTAGTGGAGCAACCGGACCGGGAGGAGGTATATCGCCAATTACAGTAAGCGAAGTCACTGGTACGTCGCAAGCTCTTTCTTCAGCAAATTATAATAGATATTTTTATATAACAAATTCAGGATTTAATTCTATAACGTTACCAGCATCCACATCTACTACTGCCGGTGGAAATTATTGGACATTGCGTAATGCTACAGCTTCCTATTTAAGTATAACGATTACGAATGTACTCAACTTAACAAGCCCATTAGTGATTCCACCAGGTAATGGACAATCATTAGTGATATCTGCCGTAAGCAATAACACAATTCTTTTAATGTAAAATACAATGACAACCGTAGATAAATCTACAAAACTATATTCAACATTTGATCCTCGAAGTATTTCCGATTGTACATTATGGTTGGATGCGAATGACAGTTCAACCATAACAAAAGGTAATGGAACTAATATTTCAAGTTGGCGAGATAAAGGTTCAGGAGGGTTTAATGCTACTAATGGTGCAAACACTGGTCCTACAACAACAACATCAGGAAATCTTACTTATTTATCTTTCAATGGAACTTCAAACTTTTTACAAACAACTTTAACAATACCCGGAAATACCCATAGTATTTTAATTGTTTACAGACCTAGCGCAAATAATGCATCAAGTAACAGTTTATTACGAGCACAAGCCGCTAAATATATAGTTTTTCCTTACTACACTGGTGGACTAAAGAATTCTTATATTTCAAATTTTGAAACTTCGCCAGGAACTACTATTGATGCAGCGAATTCGCCGTTAGATCCAAGTGCATCTACTTCGATTCATAACGTTGTGGCTATAACTATTGCATCCGGTTCCCAAGCTATCTTCAATAATGGAACATCTCGAGCAACCGCTACCGCCGCTTTAGATTCTGGATTAAGTCAAGCTTTTTATATCGGTGCATTTAATGGTGTTAGTCAATTTTATACCGGTGAACTTGCGGAAGTAATTATCTACACTCGTGCAATAACCTCTACCGAACGTCAGTATTTAGAAGGATATTTAGCTTGGAAATGGGGATTACAAGGAAATCTAGCGGTAGGTCATCCGTATATCAGTCGTAATCCTAATTTATCGCCGTTTCGTCCTACCGATTTTTCAGATTGTGATGTTTGGTTTGATGCCGCTGATCGATCGAGAATAACGGGAACAAGTCCAGTAACCGCTTGGGCAAATAAGGGTACAATATCTATGAATGCTACCCAATATTTATCCCAGATTTGTACTTCGGGGAATACATTTAATGGATTAAACTATATTAATTGTCCAGCCGGAGCAGAAATGAGATTTACATGTGCATTAACTTCTCAATCACGTACATGGTTTATTTTAGCAAGATGTACCACTGCATTAATAACAAGTCCTCAGAATTACTGGGGACCAATTAACCAAACGGTAGGAGCAGGACAAGATGGTGTTGTGATATTCAATAACGGTACAAATTTCACTCTCGAGGAAGGTCCGGCTGGTATAGCTGTGCGTATTCGAACCCAAACTTTACCAACACCAGTGAATACGGTTTCATTATATAGTACAATTAATAGTACAACTTCATCAGAAAATTTTATAGGATTAAATGGTACAAGTTATACGCTAACGGCAAGTACAGCCGCCGCATCTTACAACACTACTAGTGTGGCTTATCGTATTAATTCATCGCAGTACAGTACAGGCGCAGATATTTTTGAAATCATTCATTTCAATCGTGCACTGAGTACGGTTGAAAGACAAAACGTAGAAGGTTACCTTGCTTGGAAATGGGGATTACAAGGAAATTTACCTTCTACCCATCCTTTTAAAAACTTTTATCCATTGAAAATTAATTAAATTTAGTTCTTTGAGTGTTATAAATAATAATGTCGCTTATAAGTTATTCACCGGGAGGGGGATACGGCGTAGTAGGTTCAGCCAAAGGCGGACCTACCAGTGTAACAAATAATATAACTCAGTTTACTTCGAATTTGTATACGGGTAACACACTAACTGTTGATGCAGTGTATGGTAACGATAGTACCGCAGTAGCGGATCCTTATCGACTTCCTTTTTTAACAATTCAAGCAGCACTAAATGTCGCAACATCGGGACAAAATGTAATTGTTCGAGCCGGAACGTATAATGAAACTATCACTATGCCAGCTAATGTTTCTTTAACGGGTGAAGGTCCGCAAGCCGTAGTTATTCAAAAACTGAATGTAACGGCTAATACGACTTTAATTACCATGGGAGCCTATTGTCGTTGCGAAAACTTTACCGCCAATTTATCATCCTCAGGAAATTACGATTT